TAGGCTGCAAGAACCTTGGTCTTCGTTACCTTTACAAATACTTTAGACTTCTCTGTAGAAGTAAACTGTACGTCTGATCCGTAAACACCACGATAGTTTTGATAGGCTCTAATCCATCGTAGCTCATCAGTGTATCTAGCCTTTTCAGCCTTGTAGTATTTACCTTCAACAAGACCTACAACAGTCCCTACTTTTTCATCTCTACTGTTATCAGCCTCGTCTTTATCCTCTACAAAGGAGGACTCTTCTTCGTCCATGTAAAGTTCGTCTGATTCAAAGATGTCATCTTCTTCCATGAGTTAGTCCTTAATATCCAAATGTGGGATCTGATGCTTGAAAGCCTGATCGTTGGGAGTCTGGGTTGAAATCAAATAAGTTACTTCTGGGTCTAGTCATCACACCGTACCGCAAAGCATCGTACAGGTGATCTTCTGAGTTTGTGTCTACGTCTTCAGGGTTCTTTTTATCTAAAGGTATAGACGGTAGTTGAGCGATAGTATTTGTGCAGTTATTAAATAGAACAAGTCTGGGTTCCTCTGTAAACTCATCTACTTGTAATCTTCTGTGCAATTCGTTTTTACCTGCTACACGAGAACCTTTTGATCTGTCTGCAGGACGCCATCTACATCCTTTCATGATCATCTGCTCTGCTAGGCTAGGTCCAGTATCACCTCTTTTGTGCCAAAGAGAGGAGTCTAAAACTCCGTATCTTATCTGCTCTCCTTCTTCCAATTCCAGGATCATGTCAGCCAAGTCAGTCGCTATAACCTTAGAAACGTACAACTCCCTGTAGACAATTAGCTGCTCAGACCCTGGAACTATTGCTATCCATACAACGCCTGTGTGAGATCCGTATCCGTAGTCACAGGCTCTAAAACGAGTCCAGTTAGAAGGTATATCGTAGGGGTCAACTACGTGTATCTTCCTGTTGAACTCTGGAAATGCCGAACCCTCATTTATGTCCCAGTCACCCTCAAGTAGTTGTCTTCTTTGATGTTCAGGTAGGGATAAAAGGTTTGCTTCGTACATCCCATCCTCAGATAGGTAGGGATTATCAAATAGGGTGGCAGGTATAAACTTTCTTTTAAATAGAGGTTCACCCTCTCTTGAGTGACCTTTAGGCCATTGAATCACGTCACCGTTTTCGTCTGTTGCCCAGAAAGAATTTCCTGGAGCGTTAGGTTCAATAAAGTGTTTACGTACCCACTGATGACCTGGACCTCCAGGGTTACTTGTGGCTCTCATGTAAAGAGGTAGTCCACTAGCTTTTGTTGTACGTAACCTTGAGCGCATGTAAGACCAAGCGTAACTGGAGGGCCATTGAGTCAACTCATCAAAACCAATCCAGTTAAAGGCTTGACCCTGGTATCTCATAACGTCATCATCACGATCAAGGTACGACATCCAGAGTGTTGCACCGTTAGGTGCTACCCAAGTCTTATCTCTTTCCATGAACTTTATTCCTGGTACAGCCTTTGGGTAAAGCTGTTTACTTACAGAAATAAGTTCTCGTAACTCTTCTGTGCTCCTACGAACAAGTAGCATTCGTGAATGTGGATTCGTAAAGTATCTAACTGGATCAGCCACCATCGAATACGACTTGCCACCACCTGCTGCTCCTCCATATAGTACTTCCTGTTCAGTGGATGCTAGAAACTTAGTTTGTGGTCCAGGGTTAGGTTCAAATATCACCTCTTGTTTGTCCACAGAAGGGGCAACACTCCCCTCTTTCGAGTTCGATGTATCCCTCATCTGTGGCAAGACTTCTGGTACTTCTACCACCAAGTCTTTTCTCTTCGATCTTCTGGCTTTTCCTTGCCGCTTCTTTGTATTTTTTGGCATACTGCTTGTAGTTTGAGGAAGCTCTACGCCTTTTTTCTTCCATTCTGACACGTTTATATAACCCTACATGTGATATTTCTCTACCAGATTCTTTAGATAACCAGACTGCTACTTTCCTAGTGCTGTATTCTTGAAGAAATAGTTTAGCTTTTTCTAGTAATTCTAACTCTTCAGGGATAGGGAGTAGTAAGTCTGGATCTGTTTCATCTTGTTTGTAACCAAAAGGTACGTGTCTTCCTACTCTTATGACAGAGTACCATTCTCCTAGTTCTCCCCTGAGTGGTATCTGCCAGTCAACCTTGGTTGGGTGGTCTGCTGTTGTAGCTCTTTTACTCATTATCTTTCGCAGGTAAAATAAATAAAGGCTCTGAGGTCTTTACTTCTACCCTGTCTGTTTTTACAAATCCTGCACGATCTAGGATATCTTTAGCTGCTAACATCTTTTCTTTTACACCCAGATCTGTAGGATCTGCCATAACTGAAAACATTGTGTAGGCTGCTTTGGTTGAAGACTGTGCTATAAACTTCTTTGTAACATCTGCTATTTCATCTGTCAGTGTGTTAACAATAGATGTAGAGGCTACACTATCAGCGTACCCTGCTAGTTTTTTAGCTTGTACAGGATCTCCTTTTGCTTCTTCAAAAAGAACTTCAAGGAACCTCTGTTGTTTATCCGTTAAGTTTCTTGCCATTATGTCACCATATAAATTATAAAACCTAGAGTTGCTGCACCTGCTAAAAGCATGACACCTGATATACCCCAAGTAATTATTGCTTCTTGTATTTCTGCTTTACGATACTCTTGGTCTTTTTTTTGCTTACGTATTTTACCCTCAGTAGCTACAAGCTCATCCCAAACAGATGGGCCATAAGTAAAACTAATCCAGTCCTTTAGTTCTTTTCTCATGGCCTCTGCTTTCTTTTTAGCTGTAAATATCTCTAGAGCTTCTGCTTCAACAGAACCTCCCATAGCTTTCCACCAAGGAGGGTTCTTGTTTTTCTGCTCTAAGTAGGACAAGTCGCTCATGCTACTAGCCCACTGATTTAGTTGCCCACCCATTTCTTGAAGATCTTTTCCGAATTGGAAACCTTTCTTCAAAGCATTGAACGCTACGGTAGCTCCACCGATTATTGTTACTGGGTCCACGAGCCTCCTCCCAAAGTACTCCTAGTATCATTAAAACAACTACTTGTTTCTTTCAGAGTGCTCTACCTGTTAGGACAGCTTTCTCTATATCATATCTGTTAATACCTAAGTCTTGTAGCTCTCTGTCAGTCATGCTGTAAAGTTGTAAACGTGCAATCTTACGTCTAGCTGACTCTGTTCTTGCTTCTACAATTTTGTTGAATAATCTTTTAAACATTTTCTATCCTCTGTTTATGTTAGCCCTAACTGGGTGAGGATAGTTATATTCAAGTAGTTATATCATACTAGTGACATTTATGCAACCCCGATAGTCACTTCCTACCTAGAAACTTATTTACTACTTTAGTTGTCCAGGCTTCATTCTCTGGGGTATCAGGATCATCAGCTATGTAGTGACCCTTTTCGTTACGAGCACGAACCATCTCTGTTTCTTCTACTTCTACTTCTTCTGTAACAGAACCGTTAACAAAATCTAGTATGTCAGATATAGAAACAGAATCATCTTTGGATATCCAGTCACCATACCCTCTTTCTTTTTCAGCAATTACTTTGTTATCATCTGATAATATTCTATTACCTTCTAATCTCATTTCTTAGCTTTCCTTTTAGCCATACCACCCTTAGACTTACCAGTTACTTTTTCTTTTAATTTCCTGAGTCCTTTAGCTCTTAAACCTCCTGGTGGCTTTTTCTTTTGGTTTTCATAATATTTTTTAGTTCTGTCTTCAGCCTCTACTCTTGTTAAAGCATTTTCAGCAACTCTTTTAAGTTCTGCATTTGACATTTTTTTGTTTGCTAATTTTACTTCTTTTTTTTCAGCATCAGTCATAACGTCTATAGCACCAGAGCCTGGACGTATTCTAGGTTTCTTTGAAGACGTAGGAGCACCACTAATATTTTTTCCTTTAGCGTTTGCCCAAGCTGTCAAAGCAGAACCTTTAAACTTACCTTTGTTCTTTTTTTTCCAAGCATCTAACTGTTCTTTTGTAACAGCAAGCATTTTTTTACCTGCTTTGTTAGTGTAGTATATAGACCCTGCTTTCTTAGCAGCAGATATACTTTTATAGTCTTTATAAGAAGCCATTGCTATTTACCTTTCTTAGCCATGCCACCGTAAAACATTCCTGTCTTACGCATGTCAGATATTTTACCACC